CATTCTCTCGAAGTTCCAGGAGGGCGGTGTCAAGGAGCCCACGGGGAAAACGATCGCGGTGCCGGTCGACGTCAGGCGCGGCGGGACGGGCGTCATCTCGCCGGGCAACCGGCCCCGCGCGCTGATCAACGCGGGGAAGGCGTTCGTCGTCCGGTCGCGCACCACCGGGAAGGGCGTGATCAAGCAGCGCGTCGGGAAGGGCAAACGCGCCAGAGTGATCGTGGACTACGGGCTCACGCTCAAAGCCAAGATCCCGAAGCGGCTCGAGTTCTTCGAGACCTTCCGCTCGGTGGTGAAATCCACACTGCGGCGCAACATCGAGAACGAAATCCAGAACGCACTGAGGACGGCACGATGACCGACGCGGAAAAGATCGCCGCGTGGGATACGCTCGCGGCACTTCTCGATCGGGAGGATAAGATCGTCATCGAGCGCAAATGGGTCTGGGACGCGCAGCGGCAGGCCACACACTACACGGGCGATGTGGTTGTAGGCCGTCCCTACGACACCAGCTGTGTCTGGGATGTGAGCGATCGCAGCCTTGTCGGCGCATTGAACGCGGCCAATAGCTATAGCGAGGTAAAGCACCGTGGGTGACGAAGCGAAAAAGGCGGTAACCAGGAGGCGGCGTGATCTGGTTTTTGCCGAACGATACTTTGTCGGAAACGGCGTCGACGTGGGTGCGGGAGGCGATGGACTCTCGCGACAGCGGGACCATTACCCTCGAATGGGCGAAGTCCGAGACTGGGACGTGGCTGACGGGGACGGACAGTACCTCGCCACGATCCCCGACAACTCCCTCGACTTCGTGCACTCCTCCCACTGCATCGAACACCTCGTAGATCCCAGGGTCTCGCTCGAGAACTGGCTACGCGTCGTGAAGCCAGGCGGGTATGTCGTGGTGATCGGACCCGAGGAGGATATGTACGAGCAGGGCGTGTTCCCCTCGACGTTCAACCCCGACCACAAACACACCTTCACGCTCTGGAAGCAACGCAGCTGGTCGCACAAGAGCGTAAACGTGCTGGACCTCGTGACGTCGTTAGGCCCGGAGTGCGAAGTGATCAAGGTGGAATCCCTGCACCACACCCACGACTGGACGCTGCCCCGCATGGACCAGACGGGCGGCAACGCGGAGTGTGCGTTCGAGATCGTCCTGCGTAAGCGTCACGCCCACGAGATCGTGAACGGCGGACGGCTCAGGATGGGCGAGTGGGAGAGGGCGAACGAGGCCGCGGCATAGCGTGTCAATTCGTAACGATTTTGGGTCCTTCTCGCCTAACGAATTACGGGGACGCGCGAAGCGCCGTAATCGTGTATATGAACCATGTTGTAACACGCAATTGGTGTTGGTGAATGGCGCCTAAGGTTGAACTGGTCGGACTGCCCGAGATCATGAAGCTGTTCGACGTCTCGGACGTGACGATCGACAACTGGCGGGCGGACGGCATGCCGCACCAGAAGGTGAACGGGCGGCTCCGGTTCAAGCCGCACGAGTGTGTGGCGTGGCGGCGGGCGAAAGACCGCGAGGAGCAGCGGAAGAAGGACTCGGACGCGGAGGGGGTGGAGGCGTCGTTGCGGCGGAAGGCGGCGGCTGACGCCGACCTCGCGGAACTCAAACGCGACCAAATGCGCGGGGAACTGGTGCCGGTCGCGGATTACCGGAGGGAAGTCGAAAGGCTTTGCTCGATGGTGCGTGCGCGCGTGCTGAGCGTGAGGGGGAGATGGGCGCCGCGTGTGATCGGGCTCTCGGGGATGGCGGAGGCGACCGCAGTGCTCGACGAGCTCGCGGCGGACGTGCTCAAGTCACTGGAAGAAGGCGGGGACGAACTCGAATCGGAGGAGGCGGCGTGACGTGGGGAGATTTGATACGCCGAGCGTGGCGCGTGTGGCGCACGAACCGTCGCACATTCCCGCCCGAGTGTAAGCACTGCGGCGAGTTCATGGTGCCGTCACTCCGTGTGCAGTACGGCTTCGCGCCGCAGGGTTCGGAGTGGGAGTGCGGGGACGCAGAATGTCGCCTTGAGGAGATGCGCCGTGTTCTCGGTTGCCTCAATGGCCCACCAAGCAGCGTCCACGTACTCTCACACAAGTGAGCACCCTCGCCCGCGTCTCCGCCGAAACCGTTAGGCGCACGTTCGCGCCGCCGACGAAGCTCACCGTATCGCAGTGGGTCGACCGGCACGGGTGGATCGCGCGGGGCTCGGGCGCCTCAGAGGGCGGCCCTTACTCTACGGACCGTGTGCCGTACATGCGCGAGATCCTGGACGTGATGGGGGACGAGCGTTCGCGGGACGTGGTGTTCAACAAGCCCGCACAGGTCGGGTTTACGGAGGCCGTTATACAGTTCGTCGGCTACTGCATGGCCGAGGACCCGAGCGGGCTGATCGTGGTGCAGCCCGACATCGAGCGCGCGAAGGCGTGGATGAAGGAACGGGTGGACCCGATGTTGGCGGAGAGCCCAAGGCTGAAAGGAGTGGTGAGGAGCGAAAATGGACGAAGAACATCGGACGATACTCTGCAGCGAAAAATCTTCCCCGGTGGTTACTTGGTCGCAATCGGCGCAAACTCTCCGAGTGGAATGCGCTCCCGGCCGTCGCGTCGAGTTCTCGGTGACGAACGTTCAGGATGGACCCTTGATGCTCGAAGTCAGGGCGATCCCTGGGACCTGCTCGGTGAGCGAACCGCGACGTTCTGGAACGCGAAAAGGATCCAAGGCTCCACGCCCGGCGAGGAAGGCGTCTGCCCGATCACGGCGGCGCTAGCGGCGTCGGATAACCGCAAGTGGTGTGTGCCCTGCCCGTCGTGCGGATTCACCTCCCCATTCCAGTGGCGCGCGGACGACGGCACCTACCGGCTCGTGTGTGAGCGCGGGGCGGCGAACGAGCTCATACCGGCCAGCGCTCGCTATCTCTGTACCGCCTGCGGCACCCTGATCCCCGAGCACGAGAAGGCGAGGATGAACCGGGGCGGCAAGTGGATCGCGACGAACCCCGAGAGTGCGGTGGTGGGGTTTGACCTCGGCAATTCCCTGATGTCCCCGTGGAGGAGTTGGGCGGACGTGATGGACCTGTGGCTGAAAGCGCAGGGGAATCAGGAGCGCCTGAAGGTCTTTGTCACCCACGTCCTCGCGGAGCCGTGGCGGCCGGTGGCCGAGCGCATTGACGTGCATTCGCTGATGGAACGAGCGGAGCCGGTCGCGGATCTGCCTCCGTGGGTCGGTGCGGTGACCGGCGCGGTGGACATCCAGGGCAACCGCCTCGAGACGCTGCGCGTTGGCTGGGGCGCGGGCGAGGAGGCCATCGTGCTCGAGTGGTCGCAGCACGAGGGGGACCCGACGAAGCCGGAGGCATGGTCGGAGGCGCGGGAGGCGTTAGGTGGTGTCAATTCGATTGCCGTAGATACCGGTTACCTCACCGATGTTGCATGGAGCTACGTGGACCAATGGGGCATGACGACGCGAACGTTCGGAGTGAAGGGGATGCCGGGGAGACCGCGCCCGATCATGGGGCGCCCGCTGGCAACCAGCACGAAACGAGCACGTCGACCGTGGTTAGTGGGTGTCGACGCTGCAAAGGACGCGCTTGCGCTACGCTTGAGGGCGTCAGTGCCTCCGGGTGGATCTGGCGCTGTACACTTTGCGGACACGTTGGCACCTGAGTTTTTCGAGCAACTGACTAGCGAGGAACTCCGCCCGGCGATCGTCGGGGGGCGGCCCACGCGCGTGTGGCGACTCCGGCCGGGAATGCGGAACGAAGGGTTGGACCTCCTCGTCTACGCGCTCGCCGCCCTCCACGGCCTCGGCCCGCACACGCTCGCGGCGTTAGGCGCGATGGCGGCGGCGAGGGCGGCGGCGGCCCCGCAAGTCACCCCGGAAGTCACCCCGCAAGGCGTCGTGGTCCCTCGAGAGATCCCGCGTCCACCGAGGACCGGGTGGGTCAGCAGCGGTGTGCCGCGGAGGCGGTGGTAGAAATGACGACCGCCACCGCCTACTCCCTGCCCTGCGTCGGCATTTACACGCCCGCCTCGCCACTCGGTGGCCGCGACCGCACGATCGTGGTGCTGGTGGTCGGCGGCGCGAAAATCAAGCAGGTCGCGGCGAAGCTCGAGATGCCGGAACGCACGGTGAAGTTCCGCGTGCAGCGTATCGCGCGGTTCCTCCCCGGTGGCGGCACGTCGCGAGACCGACTGCTGTTGTGGGCACACGTCCTCCTTTCGTTGCCCCAAAAGACAGATGGCGGACACTGAGCGCGGAGTGCTTATTGACACGTAATGATTAACTTCGCGGGGACCGTGCGTCTCGCTGTGTACACGCGAGACGACGCACGCTACTGGCGCTCCAAGCCTGCCGACCATAACGCGGCAGGCTTTTTCGTTGACGGACCCCAGGAAGCGCGTCCGCACTGGGTCGACCTCATGCGAACGGGCGACGACAACCGAGCACCCTCTCACGAATCCAGGGCTGCAGCGTTGCAGCGCATGGAGGAGCAGCGGCGCCGTCGCCTTGATCTCATGGAGCGCCGTAAGCGGTTCCTCGAAACGATTGCCTCCCCTTCCACGGCGCCCACGCGGCGCCGTTCTCGTTAGATGACCCTCACTGTCCCGACGAGCTGGCCGCCGTACCTCACGGCTGGTACGGACTGGCAGTGGACGGTATCGCTCCGCGTGAAGGAGACGGGCGACACGGTGGACCCCGCGGACTCCGGGTGGTCGCTGATCAAGGCGTACTTCCTCGGGAAATCCTCCGCGATCGTCCCGGCCACCGCGCAGACCACTGACTGGCTGTTCACGCTCGCCAACGCCAGCACCACGAGCGTGCAGGCCGGGAACTACCGCTGGCAGATCACGGGCACCTACGCCTCGAAGATCTACGAGCTCGAGCCCGTCCCGACGCCCGCGGACAACACGATCGAGATTCTGGCGACGCCGATCGTCTCGGCTGCGTCGGACAACCGGACGCATAACGAGCGGATGCTGGCGCTGATCGAGGCCGAACTGGTCGCCCGCGTGACGGGCGTCGGCTCCTCGCACGAGAGCTACAGCAACGGCGACATCGCGATCCAGAAGATCCCGCTCGAACAACTCGAAGCGCTCCGCAATAAGTACGCGCTGGCGGCGCAGCTGGAACGCCACGACGGGACGCTCCCGCCCTACGCAGTCGTATTCCGCCGGCCGGGGATGATCTGCTGATGGGTCTCCTCAACCGCGTCGTCAAGTTCTTCTGGGAGACCGAGAAGCCGAAGCCGCTGCAGCGCGTCTACGCGGGCGCCGAGTTCTCGCGCCTCACGGCGGACTGGTTCACCTCGATCCTCTCCGCGGACCAGGAGCTCAAGGGCGACCTCCGCCGGCTCCGCGGTGCCGCCCGCGCGATGGTGCGCGACAACCCCTACGCCGCGCGCTATGTGCAGCTGTTGGCCGAGAACGTCGTCGGCGCGCAGGGCATCCAACTCCAGGTCCGGTTAGGCACCACGCGCGGCACGATCGCCCGCGAGTCCACGCGCGTCGAGCAGGAGTGGGAGGCGTGGGGCTGCGACCCCAAGTCCGCGAGCGCGGACGGCCGCCTGACGTGGAAGGAGATGCTACACCTGATCGTGCGGTCGGTCGCGATGGACGGGGAAGTGTTGATCCGCCACGTCCGCGGCGCCGACAACCCGTGGGGGTACGGCGTCCAGATTCTCGACGCGGACCTACTGGATGAACAGTTAGGCAACGCGTCGCCGGTTGTCCTGACGTCGGGCAACCTGATCGTTATGGGGGTGGAGGTCGAGCCGCGCTATCGGCGCCCGGTCGCCTACTGGCTTTTGAACTCGCACCCCTCCGAACCCCAGCAGACCGGGCTCGCGAAGTATTCCCGCATCCCGGCCGAGGAGATAGAGCACATCTACCTGCAGACGCGGGCGGGACAGACGCGCGGCGTGACGTGGTTCGCGCCCGTCATGTTCACGATGCAGATGCGGGCCAAGTACGAGGAGGCCGCGCTGACGGCCGCGCGAATCGGTGCGGCGAGCACCTACGGCGTCACCTACGACCCGGACAAGCTGGCCGCGGCGGGCATCCAGCCACAGGCGGGCGAGTCGTCGATCCCGCGCGAGGTGGAGCCGGGGCTGATCCCGCGGTTCGCGCCCGGCGAGATGCCGATCATGCTGCCCATGCAGTACCCGGACGCTGAGATGGCGCCGTTCCTCAAGAACTTCGACCTGTCGCAAGCGGCGGGGTTGAACGTCTCGAAAGCCAGCCTCACGGGCGACCTCTCGGACGTGAACTTCTCGAGCCTCCGCGCGGGCAAGCTCTCCGAGCGCGACTTCTACCGCGTGGTGTGGAACCTCGTGACGACGCGGACCTGCCGCCCCGTGTTCCGCGAGTGGGCGCGCTTCGCGGCGCTCATGGGCCGCATCCCGGCGCGCGACGTCGAGGAGTACACCAGCGCGGCGCAGTGGAACGGGCGCGGGTGGCCCTTCGTGCAGCCGCTCGAGGAAGCCCAGGCCAACCAGATCGCGGTCCAGCAGGGCTGGAAAACGAACTCGCAGGTCTGCGCCGAGATGGGCGTGGACTTCGAGGACAACATCACGCGGCTGGCCGAGGAGAACGCGTTCGCGGCCGAGAATGGCGTGACGTTAGGCGAGCCAGTGCCAGCCCAACCTACCGACAACACCGATGGCAACCAAGAAACCCAAAACGCCGCAAGGCTCCGACTCGCCCGAAGCGCCGGCGCCTGAGCGGTTTTACCGCGAGGCGGCGCTGTCGCTGGTGCCCAACGGGGACACCGGCGAAATGGAGATCGCCATCTCCTCCGAGCACGGCGTGGAGCGGATGGACTTCTTCACGGGCGAGCGGTTCATCGAAGTGCTCGACCACACGAGCGGCGCGGTCGACATGTCCCGCGCGCTGGACGGGCTCCCGATCCTGCTCGACCACGACCCGAAGCAACAGGTCGGGATTCTCGAGGGCGCGCGGGTCGACAGCGACCGCGTGATCCGTGGGGTTCCCAAGTATTCGCGCTCGCAGAGGGGGCGCGAGGTCCAGATGGACGTGGAGGACGGCATACGCAAGAAAGTGTCTGCCGGCTACGTCGTGAAGCAGTGGGACAAGAAGCCCTCCGCCACTCGCGGGGGGCTTCCCACATGGCGGGCGGTCAACTGGATGCCCGTCGAGATGTCGCACGTTGCAATTCCCGCCGACCCCACGGTCGGCGTCGGCCGGAGTGCTGAGGTGGCAGCGCCGGCCGTTCACATCCACCAGACGGCCCGAAAGGCCGAGGAGCGATCCGTGTCTGACGAAAACACGGCGGCCAACGGACAGGCCGTCACGCACGAAAACAAGAACGGGCTGAGCGGCCTGGCGGAGTGGGTCGAGACCGCCGACCAGCGCGCGAACCGCGAGGCGGTGGAAGTCGCGAAGCGGAACGGCGACGAGATGAAGGAAGTCGCGGAGCTGGCCGAGATGCACGCGCTCGAGGGCGTCCTGATCGCCGGCACCAAGGCCGGGAAGCGGGCCGACGACATCCGCGCCGACATGGTGAAGGCCATGCGCGCCCGCCTCGCGAGCCAGCAGGCGGTGAACAGCCCGATCGTCGAGATGACGCAGAAGGAAAAGAAGGAATACTCGTTCTCCCGCGCCGTGCTCGCCGCGGCGGACAACGGCGACTGCTTCGAGGCCGACGTCTCGCAGCAGATCGCGAGCAACATTCAGCGATACGGCATCCCGAACGCGAAGCGCGTCGACGGCAACGGTCACGCGTTCTACTTCCCGACCAACACCCGCGCGGGTCTCTACAACGCGGCGACGGTCGGTTCCGAAGTCGTGTTCGACGCGCCGGGCGAGTTCATCTCGCTACTCCGTAACAAGGCGCGCGTGCTGCAGCTGGGCGCGACGTACCTCGGCGGGCTGCGCGAGCCGCTGACCTTCCCCGAGCAGAACGGCGCCGGCACCGCGAGCTGGATGGCGGAGAACGGCGGCGCGGACGTCTCGGACACGAACATCACGCTGACCACCAAGACGCTGACGCCGAAGACGCTCATGTCGTCCTCGTCGGTGTCGCGGCAGTTGCTCCGTCAGGCGCAGACGAACTTCGACGTCGAGCAGCTGATTCGCTCGGACCTCGCGACGATCCACGCGCTCGCGATCGACCTCGCCGCGATCGCCGGCACGGGCGCGAGCAACCAGCCCACGGGCTTGTTCTCGAACACCTCGGTGCAGGTCTACTCGTTCGCCACGAACGGCGGCACGCCGACTTACACCAACATGGTCGGCCACATCTTCGCGGTCGAGAACTCGAACGCCAACGTCTCGACGACCGGCTTCCTCACGACGCCGGGCATCAAGGCGACGCTGATGGTCTCGCAGAAGTTCGCCAGCACGAACGGCGAGCCGGTCTGGATCGGCGGCGAGGAGGGCACGGTCGCCGGCATCAAGGCGTACTCGTCGAACCAGGTGCAGAAAACCCTCACCGCGGGCACCAGCACCACGGTCGCGCACGCGATCTACTACGGCTGCTGGGACCAGCTGTACATCGGTGAGTGGGGCGCGATGGAAGTGATCGTCGACCCGTACCGCCTCAAGAAGCAGGGGATGATCGAGCTCACCTCGTTCCAGATGGTCGGAATCATGGTGCGGCGCCCGACG